AGCGCTGCGCCGCATGTGACATAATGGGCGATAAATTCCGGATATTGCGCGGGCTAAAGACTGGGGCCACCGCGCGGCGCTGCCAGCGCCAATGCGCGCCTTCGGCCACGAACATTGATTTGCCTGCGGCCAGTTCTCGCTAATCCGGCCCACCAGGACAACCGAAGCGATGTTTAACCCTATTTTAACTTCAAAAGGAGAAAGCAAATGGCCGTTTCTATTAGCAACGCATTTGTGACGCTTTTTGACAGTGAGGTGAAACAAGCCTATCAGGGTCAGCGAGCATTGGCTGGTTTGACCCGTGAACGCACTGTCGAAGGTTCAACAGTAAAATTCCCTAAGATTGGTAAGGGAACTGCAAGCATCCGCGTACCACAAACTGATGTGGTGCCTATGTCCACAACTTATTCGCAAGTGACTGCAACGATGGAAGATTACATCGCCGCAGAGTACAGCGATATCTTCAATCAAGCCAAGGTCAATTTCCAAGATAGAGCGGAATTGGTCCAGGTCGTATCAGGTGCTATTGGCAGACGTATGGATCAGGTAGTCATTGACGCCCTGGCCGCTTCATCTGGCACAAACACTGTCAGCAATGACATTGGTGGCACAGATACTAACCTCAACGTGGCAAAGCTACGGGCCGCTAAAAAGGCGATGGATGCTAAAAACGTCCCAGCCGAAGGCCGTGTGATCATTGCCCACGCCAATAACATGGACTCTCTATTGGCAGAAACAGCAGTCACATCAAGTGATTTCAACACTGTCAAGGCTCTAGTTACAGGTGAGGTTAACACGTTTCTTGGCTTCCGTTTTGTGTCTATTGGGGATCGTGACGAAGGTGGTTTGGCGATTGACGGTTCTAGTGACCGTATCGTTTATGCTTTCCATCGTGACGCTATGGGCCTCGGTATCGGCATGGGCCAGACAAGCCGCGTAGATTACATTCCAGAGAAGACCTCATTTTTGGTTGCCTCAATGTTCTCTGCCGGAAGTGTGGCTATTGATGCTGAAGGTATCACTAAAATCACTTGCCGTGAAAGCTAAGAGGAGATTGATCTATGGCTTATTCTGAAACTGGCTTACAGCCTATCGGTGGCCAAGCAAAGGCTGGTAGTGCGCCTCAGATGTGGTCTTACACCACCGCTGATGCTATCGCTACGGTCAACACCGCTGGCTACTTTAATGACGCATCTGATGTCCTCAAAGTAGGTGATCTGATGTATGTCTATGACAGCAACACTCCAACTGCCTCTTTGGTCATTGTTCTTAGCAATGCCTCTGGTGTAGTCGATGTGTCAGATGGGACAACCATCGCTGTTACAGATAGTGACTAACATTCCTCCCTGGGGCGGCTTCTCCCTGACGCCAGCCGCCCCTAACTTAGGAGAGACTTATGGCATCTGGTGATACAAAACTGTCTATTTGCTCAGACGCTTTGATAATGCTGGGTGCCAAACCTCTCTCTTCTTTTTCTGAGGGTACTGATGCGGCTCAGATATGTGACCGCCTATATGATGATATTCGAGACAGCACTCTAGGGATGTTTCCCTGGACGTTTTCTTTTAAGAAGGTGCAACTGGCTCGGACAATCAATACCCCTGTTAATGAGTTTTTATATGAATACCAACTGCCTGGTGATCGCCTAAATAATGTAAGAGCGGTCTTTAATCAGGGCACGTCTGGGGCAAAGCCAATCCAATATGGTTGGGAAATTATGGGTGACAAACTTCTGTCCTCTGAAGAGTCTATTTATGTTGATTATCAGTATGCTCCATCCGAGTCAGAATTGCCTACATACTTTATCCAACTGCTAAAATATATGATGGCCTGGAACATTGCGGAAACCGTAACTGACCAGATAACCAAAGCGGACTACTTCAAAAACATTGCGACTGGTACGCCGTCTGAGAATATGCGTGGAGGCTTCTTCCGCGTAGCCACCTCTATCGACAGCCAGAACCGCCAGATAGAGGCGATAGAGGATTACAGTCTGATATCGGTTAGAGGATGAGCCGACTTGTTTCTATCCAAACAAACTTTGCTGTCGGTGAGATTGATCCGCTACTCCGCGCCAGGATTGACCTAAAGCAATATTACTCAGCCTTAGAGACGGCTAAGAACGTCATCATTCAGCCCCAGGGTGGATGTAAGAGGCGCGAAGGCTTGCGCTATATCATGACCCTGGATAGTGGAGCGGCTAACGGTGTTCGGTTAGTTCCGTTTGAGTTTAACACTGATGATAGCTATATGTTTGCCATTACGCCAGGCAAGCTATATGTTTTTAGAGATGGCGTTTTAATTACCAACATCAACGCCTCTGGTAACGATTACCTGGCAATACCTGAGATTACTGCGGCTATGTTGCCTGAGTTGCGTTATGCCCAGTCCGCTGACACCATTATTTTTGTTCATGAGGACCTGGCTCCACTCAAACTGGTGCGAGGCGCGACTAACGCTGATTGGACAAAAACCACTATCGCTTTTGATTACATCCCACGCTATGCTTATGCTTTAGACTTTCATAATCCGAATTATGACATTACGCCGTCTGCCACGGTTGGAAATATCACTCTTACTGCGTCAAGCGTTACTACCGATACTGGCACGGCCCAGGCTGGTGGGGCTGATACGATTACGCTAAAAGCGGCCACAAGTTATACCAGTGACGACCAGCCGAATGGGATGTTTATCAGGATCACCGCTGGTACGGGTGCTGGCCAAGTCAGGCACGTTGAGGATTATGTCGCATCAACTAAAGTTCTAACGGTGTATCCGGCCTGGGACACGGCTCCTGATGCTACATCTCAATACTCAGTCAAAGCCTTTGGCACTGCTATGGTCGGCGAATACGTTAATGTTACAAATGGCTTTGGCCGCGCCAGGATCGTGGAATATGTCAGCGACACAGTTGTTAAGGCATATGTCGAGATATCATTCTTTGACACTGATACCATCTCATCCGGTGACTTTGAGACTGAGCATGGTTATGAGGACGCCTGGTCTAACACCAGGGGCTGGCCTAAGGCCATAACTTTCCATGAAGGCCGTCTATGGCTTGCTGGCTCTGGGTCACTGCCATCAACCATCTGGGCATCCAGGGTTAATGACTTCTTCAACTTTGATAAGGGGGAGAGTCTGGACGATGCGGCCCTGGAGGCGACAATCTCGACCTCCACGCTCAATAGCGTAACAGACATCTTCTCAGGCCGTGACTTACAGATATTTACGACTGGCGGTGAGTTCTACGTCCCCCAGGCTAATCTGGACCCTATCACGCCATCTAACTTCATTGTGAAGATTGCAACCCGTAATGGCTCAAAGTCAAACGTGCCGATTGTCGGCGTTGATTCCGGCACTCTGTTTATTCAGCGTAAGGGCAAGTCGCTAAACGAACTAGCCTTTACAGATACAGAACTGGCTTACAACACCAGCAACGTGTCAATGTTATCCGGCCATTTGTTTAAGACGCC